AATTTATCAAAAATACCAACTGAATAATTTACTCCATTAAAAGTGGTAAGCTGATTTTCCTCAAATCTTACATCTATTAAACTATCAGTATATCCAGGAGTGGATTTTATTTTTCTTAAATACTTTCCTATTTTAGAATCTTCGCTTAGATCAAAAGTTGCTATTGCGGTAGATTTAGGAAGTATTTTATCATAGAAGTGCTGCTCCGTGTTTTCCACAGAGTCAAGATTATACAAAGGATCTAAAAGCACAACAGATCCTTGACCTTGTAGTACAGTAAAAGTGAAAGTGGATGCAGTAAAAACATTACCGTCCGTGTAAACTTGTGATGAGATAGAAACCTGAAAAGGAAGATATCCAGGAGCTTGTGTATCAACAGAAGTGTCCTGTAAAACCTTATATGATTTACCAATTTCTAATGTTGTTACTGGTATCTTGTAGGAATAATCTATTGGATCATTAACCTTAAATATTACAAAATAATCAGGTATATCGTTGCCTAGCCAAAGAGGAGCAAGATAAGAAAAATCCTCTGAATATTTATCGGAAATAAGTGGAGATACACCTGAGCTATAAAAAAAGTTATAACTACTAGAAACGTCTTTGATCTGATTTTGTACTGGATCTCCTTCCCCAATCATACCGAAAACAAATTGCGAAGGTGTTTTACCCTCGTTGAAAAATCTATATAGATCTTTATCGTAGGACGTATCTGGAGAAATTCTAAATCCTTTATATAAGCTATTAGACATCTCCTGATTTGAGTCTATGGAGTTAAGCCATATGTCGCTTTTTGAATCTACTGTAATCTTTACGTTACCAGAGATTCTTGGATTCGCTCTAAGCACTCCAAAAGACGAGCTTTGTTTAATTATTTTCCTTGCCACTTATTAAATAGTTTTCTTACTTTGAGAATAAGCTGGTGAAACTAATGATGTCTTAGTATAGCTTCCTGATACAAGAACATCAAATGAGAAAAGCTCTTCATTCATCACCTGTATATCTATTCCTATCTTTTTAGTATAAGTAATATTTTTAAGGTTACCAGCCTGTCTCCATCCTCCAACGTAACCAAGTTTATCCTGAGCTCTCATTTGGAAAACTATAGGTATAGTTATAGCATTTTCTTGACCAAAGTTTAAAGTCTTTTTAGCTAATTGTGTTGACCCCTCGATTTGTATCGCCGAGTGATTTGTCGGGGATAAGAAAAGATAAGACCCGCAAGAGAACTTACCACATAAGAACTCGTCAGATTCCACAAAACCAAGCTTGTTTGGATAAGCATTGTCATCTACTCCAAAATTACTTGCAGAAAGTGCAGGATAGTATTCTAACTGCTGATAAGAAGATGTCTGTGAACCAGGTACTGATGCCGTTGTGTTTGTGTCAGTTTCAAATCCTAAAGCATGTCTAAACGAAGGATAGTTCATTGGTCCCCCTGGTGTTGTAACAGAAGGCCTTATAAGATTTGGAAACGAACTAGAACCTCCATCATTTATATCTGGATGTGAGATATGGACACAAAACTCATTTAGATTTCCATTGCCATCTGGGGTTGCTCCTGTGTATGTACCAGCCCACACGTTAGCATTACTTCCTGCTCCTGTCACAGTAGTGGTATTTGGTTCAAATGGAATTATTATTCCATCATCGTTTATAGGTAATTGCGTACTGCCAACAAGAGATCCGTTAGATATGTTCCAGCCTAAAGTTGTGGGTGGAGTAAAATATAGATTCTCATCTAAGCCAGACGATTTATATCTTGCATAAACAAATTGTGAATATGCGTTTGCACTCTGATAACCAGGAGCCTGTATAAAAGATCCTGGACCAGAAGTAACATCAACTGTGTCTATACCGGAAAGCTGTATTGGAGTTTCTCCATATTTTCTATTATTATCATAATCGCTCTGACCAATCGTATTAGGTGCTTTAACACCCTGACCTCCAGGTATTAGTGATGATAGTTCAAGTGGAGTAGCTGCTTCGTTCCTTAATTCTAAGTAATAGATAACAGTGGCGATCTTACCTTTGTTAGTTGCATTGGAAAGATCTATCAATTGATCGTAATACCCAGCAAACAGATTCACCGTGCTTCCCTGGTTTATCTTGTTTGATGTGTTTCCACTTCTTATATAAACCCCTAAAGTTCCCTTTGCTTTTGCAATTAGAGCTCTTAAAGATTGTAACTCATTGTCTATCTGTGTTAGTTTTTGGAAAAGGTCTAATGCCTTACCGCTAGCATCAAAAAATCCAGAAGCAATAACTGATGTGTTGTGGGCATAAAATTTATCACCAGACGTAAACTGTGTTGATAAATGTTGATCTAGTCCCTTTGCCTGTAAGTCCTCTTGTACTTTAACTATAGCGTTATCCGTGCTATTTTGTGCCACAAAAGAAGCATTATCAACTTGAACAACCAAATCTGGTGGGAAATCTACAACTGCTGAAGTAGACCAATCGGAAGTTAAAGGATTTGTTGGCCATCCAGCTTCAGATATTGACTGAACCTGTATTTCTACCTTTTCTCCTTTAGTTATAGCAATGTCTAATTGGTTTATATTTACCGTATTAGCATCGCTAACGTCCTCTATTTGCCATGTATATGTTCCAGTATTCGTATCATATACTTTCTTCCTTACATCACTTTTAAACTGTGTCCAGTTTGTAAACTGTCCAGTCTTCTGAACTCCGTTGTTATCAATATAATCTATCTGTTGAACCCCGTTAGGGTTACCTGTCATAGAAAGATATCTGTATCTTACATTAAATTGTACTATATTTTGTTCTCCAGTTTTTGGATCAACGATAGGCTCTGGTATAGGCCAGAATCCTCTAACTCTATACTTAGGAGCTTCTGATAGCTCCGGAACTGCTATAACAAGATTGTTAATTTCATTTATAGTGGTGGAAAGAAGATCAGTTTTTGTCCCCTTGTCTTTTGTAAGAGTAGCGATCTTATCGTTCAGTTTTTTAAATTCCGCATTAGGAGTTTTTGCTGATGATGTTGTAGTTAATTCAGAAAGTTGTTTCCTCGTCTGATCTATTGCTCTATCAATGGAATCGATCTCATTCTTAAGAGTTGTTTTTATCTTTATCTTATCCTTGAATGTGTTATTCTCCTTTGAATCCGTAACCTGAGCATTAACCTTAACAACTTTAAAGTTTCCAGCAGAAACAACCGGTGCAGCTGGAGTTTGTCCATAAACAGCAGGAATAGCATTTTCTTTTGCCGAAGCTATAAAGATTTTACCAAAATCAGAAACCTGTGAGTTATAGAAAGACTCTAAAGTTTTAACACCATCCGATGTGCTAATCTGTAGCTCGTTTGACCAGAAGCATATACCAGGACTATATTTGCTAGCTGCAACGTTAAAATCACCGTCAATAGATTTTATAAATACACCCTGTCTCTCATCAAACCCAACATTTATCTCCACCTGTCTATTTGATAAAACATTGGAGTATATTGTAAGAGATGAGTCACCTATTTTAATTGCTTCAAATCCAAATAGTCTTTTCAACACAACAGTTTGGTCACTTGTATCAATTGAGTCTATTTCATATTTTGTACCTCCTGAAGTTATTAGTAAATCACCTTTAGCTAATGTTCTAGAATTTTCGGTGTCTGATAAGTTGTCAGTATATCTGATTGAATTGAGTTTATATTTTCTCACAGTATTTGTGGTTGTCGTACCATTTACTGTAATTTGTACCTCCTCATCGAATATTCTAAGAACTCCAAAAGAACCAATATATCTAATGGTTCTTAAGTCCAGATTATTTATTTGTTCATCAACAAAATATTGAATCCCCTGGCTTTGTAAAGCTGCTATGAAATCAGAATCACTTAAATCGTTTCTACCCTTAAGGTTATTATCAAAATATTGTTTCTGTACATCGGATTGTGTGTTTGCTATTACTCTTTTAACATAAACACTTTCCGAATTTTCAGGTATCTGATTCTCAACGTCAATTTCTATGTAAAGTAAAGGATTCAAAAAAGATTCAAAAAACCAATTGTTTCTAGCCTGAAAAGTAGATGGTACTTGCAAACTGCTAGGTGAAGAAGGATCTTGTAGTGTTCTAGATTGATAGATCTTAGCAACAGTTCCATCTGGGTTTCTAACATTAGCTCTATTATCATCCAGTCCGGAAAGAGCTTTAATGTTCTGATCTAATCTATTAACTTCACTTTTTAAATATCCAAAGGATGGCACCTGTATGTTCTCAGATGTGTTATCATCCATCAGAAATTCTATCTCCACAGAATCTTTAGAAGATGTAGTTACATCATTTAATTTGTTTATAATCTCCAAAGAGTTTTTTTGGAGTCTAAGAAACTGTGCTATTAATGATGAGAATGAATTTTTGGTATTTGACATTTTTTTATCTTATTTGATCTATTTCAAATATTAGGTTCTTTTCGTCTACACAAACAATATCAAATATTGGTTTATATCCCGAACTAGAGAACTGGATGTTTAAGAATCCAGCAACTACTGTTGAATAAGGAACTCCAGAAGGGTTAGCTTTAGGATATTCTCCAAGAGCGTCTGTGAGCATAACTACTGAATAGTTACCAAGATCTATTTCGTCTCCTATAACAAATCTTAGCACTTGCCCCTTCTGCCATTTATTCAAGCTGTCATCTATTCTTATAACTATGTCATTTGTTGCAGTTATAGATACTCCGTTGTTCTTGTGTTTTAAATAATTGGTATAGATTGAAAGTGGAACAGTGTTACCAGCAACAGGATTAATAGTAAACAATGAATTATTTCCTATATTATAATCTTGTTGTGTTACGTCTACTTTAAGTATGTTAGGTGTGTTCCTGTTAACAGAAGTACCATTACCATCTTTTAACAGATCTAAATTATAAGACATGTTAATAGAGGTCTGATTCTGTAGTATGTTCTCTATGGTATCGCTGTTTTGTTCAATCAAACTCAAGATGTCCTGAGTGTTATTGAATAGTGCCTGATTGGCTTGTAAAGCTGATTCAACTAAATCTAATCTTGCTTTTATTTCAGTGCTATCGTCAGTGTTTATTATTAAATCCTTAAGATCATTAATATCTTGCTGCATATTAGCTATCTGAAGGGTCCTATCATTTAAGTTTTTAGCAGCATCCTGTAAAACAGTAGCAGCATCCATAAATATAGAAAGAGAGAAGGACGAATAGTCGTTTATAGCCTGCTCTACCCCAGTGCTTTCGACATCAGTATCAAACTTAAGGTTTATCTTGAATCCATAAGAGTTACCGTTAAGTTTGGTAATTGGATCCGGCTTAAATTTCTTAAACGTAGGAAGCTTAGCTGCATTATTTGAAACTGGCTCAGGATCATTTAAAAATAAAATCCCATAAAGATTAGTCTCTGAATCCGTTGGGTTATTAGGATCATATACATCGTAATAAACAAGGACTGCGTTAAACTCGAAAGAAGTTGTTACAGGAGTACCATTCCATTCCTCTATAGTGGATATTCCCACATAGTTTTGAATTGCACGATAAGAAGAAGGATCGAAATCTATCTGAACACCGTCAAGGTTGTTTCTTTTGTATGTTACTGTATAACCTGTAGGTCCAGAAGCTGCTAGATATTTCTCAATCGTATAGTTTGTATTATCAAAAAACGATGGATCCGTAAAATAAGAATTAGCCTCATCTCTTGGAGAATACCAGTTATTAGTAAATGAACCAGTGGCAGAAGTTCCACTTACACCAGGATTTCCTAAAACGTCTTGGTCGAATATAGCAAGTTTTGGTAATCCATTAGGACCATATAATCCAGAAGCGGAATCCCTTCCTTGTATGTATTCTGTGTCCGTAGGATCTGGAGGCAAGTGAGTCCACGTTCTATCAGGATAGTAGTTCTCATCAGCAACTGTTTTAAAAAGAACATAAGGTGTTCCTCCGTCACTAGTTGGTATGTGAATATAAACTTCAGAATAAGCATTGCTCGAGTTCTGGACAGAGTTAACTACATCAATATCTCCTATGTATTGGACAATTCTTTCATATCTAGGTGTTGGAGATCCATTCCCAGTTAAATATGTGTCTTCCTCTACCCATCTTTTATCAGAATAAGGAAAACCATCCTTTGTTGTAGTTGAAGTCTGGTTTAATGAAGCAACCACCTCGTTTGAATTAGCAGTCCTATATCTTACTCCCCCTAATTCTTTTACCCATTTCCAAAAAATTCTTTCAGATACATTCCTTTTTAGATCCGGATTGTAATTTGGATCTGAAAGAACGGTAGATTCGAGATTTAAACAGTAATTCTGAAATGATATCTCTGGTGATGGGCTTAAATTATTAGGATTAGTTAATATAAAGTCCCCAACAGCAGCATCTAAAAATGTAGTATCAATAGCATTGAACTGAAGTGTATTCTCTCCGTATGTAGGAGAACCAAATTCAGGAAGCTTTAACAAAGCATACTTAGAAAAAGAAAACTTCTTTAATGAATTATTGAAAGTTAAAGATAGATCTTCCGCAGCAGACGAGAACGTATAAAATGTACCTCCCTGTACTGCTATGGGTCTTATAAAAGGTGTCTTTGCCATTTATTAATACTTAATTAGTATGTGAATCCTTGAGTGTCATTTACAACCACCCAAGATCCTTTTTGAGTACCAGCTGATTGATCTATTCTAGGTTCCCACATAAGAGTAATAGAAGACTTATATGGGTTACCTGAAGTTTGAATAGATGGATCGGAGTATGCTCCGTCACCAGTTGAAAATCCTGTATAGTAATATGGCGAAGGACCAGTCACACCAGTAGAGATTAGTCCAGTACTAGTTGCGGTGTCGATTAATGTCACAGTGTAACCCGCAGGGATAGCAGAAGAAGTTGCTCCAGCGCCAGTTGTTGCGTAAAAGAAAAATCCAGTTGCGTTTGCAGTGTCAGCAGGCGCACTCGAAACAAAGTCTGATTGTATATAGATAACATTTTCGGTTAGTGTTAATTGATAAGGTACTGAATATGTTCCAGTAACACCAGCTCCAGGAGCTGAAGGAAAAGCTGTTGTTGAACCAACGCTTGCTTTTCTATTCGTGTTAACAAAATTACCAGAAGCTCCAATGCTCGTTCTACCTTCTAAGCTAACAGTTCCTTGAAACGTTGCTGTTGCTCCCAATGTAGCGGGGCCAGATGCTCCAAAACTATTAACCTGAATCACGTTAGAGAATATACCAGTTGCTGCCGCTACAGTATTCGAGGCAATTAAAGATCCTCCACTGGCTCCTGTTCCATAAATTTGTATGGTTGGAGAGCCTGAAGCAGGCATAACCAAGCTATTTGTTAGCATTGATTTAGATTTAATTTGTCCACTCGAAGCGTTAGAAACGTCTAGTGATCCAGTTAAAACATTAATATTAAAAGTGTTTTCTAGATCATTATAGGCATTCTCTAATAGCAAAAAGTTAGCATTAATAGTTAATCTTGATCCGGAAATAGAATCGGTTCCAAGGATTTCGGTAATTGTAATTGCCATTTGATTTTTCTTTTTTTGATATATATCCTGTACTTAATACTTTAAGAAAAGACAGGGTTAATTATTAAACAGAGAAACATCGAATATGTTTCTTAAAATAAAAAAAATCTTATGACAGGAAGTAATTGGACTCAAAAGAGAAAACCTAAAAACCCAATCAAATTTAAACTCACATTAAACGAGGAACAAAAGGAGGCAAAGAATATAATCCTTGAGACACCAGTCAGTGTTTTAAAAGGAGCTGCAGGATCTGGTAAAACCTTATTAGCAGTTCAGATAGCTCTTGATCTTCTTTTTAACCGAGAGATTGAAAGATTGGTGATAACAAGACCAACGGTTGCTAAAGAAGATATAGGATTTCTTCCAGGCGATCTTAGAGAGAAAATGGATCCATGGTTAGCACCTATTTATGCTAACTTAGAAATGATCTATGACAAGGATAAGGTACAAAAACTTATCACTGAGGGTATAATAGAAATACTTCCTTTTCCTTTTATGAGAGGTAGAACTTTAGTAAACTCATGCGTTATAGTTGACGAGGCACAAAACGTAACCATGAGTCAGATGGAAATGGTTCTTGGTAGACTTGGTGTTAACTCCAAACTTATCATATGTGGTGATACATCGCAGATAGATTTAAAAAATAAGAAAGAATCGGGATTGGACTTTCTTAATACTATAGCATCTAGAGTTAGTGGGGTTAAAGTTATTACACTCAAGAAAAACCATAGACATCCTATAGTTCCAGAAATACTAGATGTTTATAGAGAATATACTAGTTAAACATCAGCTTGTATATCAAACCTTGAGTACGGAGGAAATCCAAAATCCTTCCTATCGTAGTATATTGATCTAAGCAGATAGTCACTCGGATTAACAACCTCAGGTGTTAAGTCGCCAGCAAAAGGAGTCTTGTGATCTATTACTCTTATTTTGCCCTTGTGCTCAGTTTCATATATGTTACCATTTGCGTCTTGTAATTCACAAGATATAGTATAGAATCCTGGTGTTACGAAGGTCCATATAAAATAAGGAGTTTTTCTGATTTTAACAATAACGTTATTGCTCTCAGTGTCTCTTAAAGTCCATATATGATCCTTCTTACCAGGTATTAATGAATCTATAGGGTTTATAAATATTGTTGTTGCTATCGGTATTTCAAATTCCTCCTGGTAGAATTTATCCTCTCTCCAAGACCAAGAATGTGAGCCCAACCATGATTGAACCCCTCCTATTTTTAAACCGGTCTGGAATCTTTGTTTAGGTATCTTACCTAAGAAAGCATCTAAGCTACCTCCTGGAGGGGAAAGAACAACATAAGGAGAAAATTCAGATTCTCCTTCAAAGTATCCCGTTATATAAATATTTTCTTCACTATCTAAAACTAAATCCGCACCTGAGTCGTTATTCATCCCACCTGCAGTTACTATATCAACAAGTAATCCATCCTTATTAAACTTTGTCAAATAAATATCAGTACCTCCTCTGGATTCTATCTCTTCAGGAGAAAAGTAAGCTGGGGAAGTGTATGACCCTGTTATATAAACATTCTCTTCGGAATCACTTTCGACATCATGAGCGGTATCCCCGGAAGCTCCTCCACACATTTTCATCCACATTAGCTTTCCAGTCGATAGGAGCTTAATTAGAAATATATCAGTGGTACCAGGGAAAGAAGAAATCTGAGTTCCCTCTATTTCTATTGTACCTTCAAAAGATCCAGTGACTAAAACGTGTCCTTTAGGATCTATACAAACTGAAGTGTCACTAAATGATGTGGACGAGTTATAAGCGAATGAATCAGCCCATAGACATGTACCATCCCCTGTATAAAGTTTAGCAACAAACATATCCGGATTTCCAACCCCGGTTAACTGTATTGTGCCCAGATTAACTTGTGTGTCAAAGACGCCTGTTAAATATAAATACTCCTCTTTTAATATTGCTATTTCATTAGCTTTAGAGTAGTTACTGTCGCTTAATTGCTTAGCCCAAACAAAGCTTAATGTTGAATCTAGTTTGGCAACAAATCCAGCATCCTGTCCTACTGAGGTAAGGCTAAATGCTCCAAGAGTTAACGTTCCTTCAAATCCGCCACATATATAGACGTTCTCGTATTTGTCTGCTTTAATATCACCTATGAATTGTGATGGTGTAACCGGGATATTGATTATGTTTAATGAATCCCCATCAGAGTTGTATTTATTTATTTCAATAAATCCAGTTAGACTATTATCACAAACAACATATATGTTTCCATTTTCGTCAGTTATAACGGATCTTCCGTATATAGGTCCTTGTGGGGAAGTTGACCCTATTGCTCTTGCCCATTGTAAAACTCCACCTTTATTATACTTAGCAACATAAACACCCTGGTCTAATGTGTTTAAATAAACATCCTGTGTTCCTATGTTGTTTACCTCACCCATGAATATAGTCCCAGTAAAATCTCCTATTGCTATAATATCACCTTCGTTATCAACAGTGACTTTAACACCCTGGTCAGGATTGCTGTTTCCTAATGTTATAACCCATTCAAAATTCTCAAATAGATCCCTAGACTTTTTCTGTGCGATCCTTTCTATCTGTGAATTTTTCCAATAAGGCTCCTTAGTTGCTTTACCTGTTATAATATCTCGTAGCGGAGCGTATAAGAAGACATGATCCAAGTTTAAAGATGGAAACTGATCTTTCAGACGATCGATGCTATAACGCTGCCAAACAGGCTTATACCAAGAGTATCTGTCCACATTGGGCATGACTGGTCTTGTATAATCAGAATTTAAAGTTATATTGTCATTAAATGGACCAACTATAAAATTAAACCCTAATTGGGAAGCACCAACTCCACTATTGTAAATATATTCTATAGAAGGTAGAGGTGTAGACGTCTCATGATAAATAAAATCCCAACCTTTGAGATCTGCAATTTTTGATGAAGCATGGATATGTGGTATAACATAATCAAGCTTACCGATCTCACCATCCTCAGTAGCAAAAATTAAATTCTTAGGATATGTTGTTTCCCCATTTTTAATAGTTTTCCAAGGAGCAGAAAGTAGCACTTTTCCGTTTAATCCATTACAAGGATTTATTAATGTTACGCCATCATTCCTATATAGAACCTTTGTAAAGAAATACCCATCAAAGAAATATAACTCAGAATTTCCTGGAGATGTTCCAACGTCAATAGTAAACCATATATTTGCATTTCCAGTTTCAGTGATATTTGCAAATCTACCCAGAGATATTTCGGGATTAGTTCCATTGTTCCATACCGCCCATCTCGTGTGATCCCAATAAACTAAAGAAGACGAAGTTCCAATCCATTTATGACCCAATTTATCAATTTCAATAGAATATAAATCGCTATCGGGTAATCCGGAATTATTCATATTGTAATTCTTGAAATCAACACCATTGAATCGGGAAAGTCCATTATCTGTTGCTATCCAAAGATACCATTTGTTGATCCCATAATGTTCCAACTTTAGATCCCTAATATTGTCGGAAGGAAGCTCCGAATTATTAGTTGTATAAAGGTGCCACGACTTAGCATGGGAGTCATAGAAAAGTAACCCATCAAATGAAGGAGATCCGTTACAAGTAAATGCTGCAAATACATCACCAGATTGAGGGTTAATCTCAATTGCATTTATACTAGAAGCTGTAATGGGACTTACGGGATTACCAGAATTATCTATGAAATCACTTACTGAATAAGCTATACTTTTAGTTGGATCCTTATCGTTTATTTTAACTAAAGGAACTAAATTGTTATTTATTCCTATCCACTTATCATCATTCCTGTCTATCTTTATACAGTTAGTAGGAGTAGAAACACCAGGCATAACACTATTACTAGAATCATATGTGGTGTAGTTTAATCCGTCAAATTTTACTACGTCTTCACCAGTTACCCATATATCTCCATCAGCATCCCAAGCTATACCAGTCGGGTAAAATAAAACTGGAGAGTATGCGGGTATTTTATAGAAAGATGATGTGATATTTTTAGGACCTGGGTTGGTGCTAAGATCTGGTGAAATTGGATTACTGTTTATATAGAAGTTGTTTGGCAATTCAGAAAACCCTCTAACAATATAATCAAATCTATCTATATTTGTCTCTATTGAATCGTTTAACTGATCTGCTGCTTCACTAAGATCTAAATAATTATTCCCAGGCGAATCTGTTTCTGTAAATACCATACCCAAGGAGTCTCCAGAAACTCTAACCCTATCACCATATTGTAAAGAATAAAGATCAAAACCACCTAACCAATCATTATGATAATCATACATATCCCATGTATGAGCATAAGCCTTTTCAAAAGCAAAATCTTCGAAAGTGTCCCAGGATAATCTTTTAGTTCCCCAGTACTTCATTTCTTTTTTAGGAAGAGATCCAAAATCGTAAGGCACATAAGCTTCAGTTTCGTTAAATCCACCAGAGAATGTAGTGGAAGAAGGGGAAGCTAGAATAGAACCAGTAACTTGTATTATAACGGGTTTACCGTTCCATAAAGCTCCTGAATTATTTGGGGCTTGTAAAGTAAACGTCTTGTATCCATTAACAGAAGAATCAATTAGATTGATAACCTTATATTTTGGATTTATTGGTGATGAATTTATTGAGCTATAAAGTAAACTACACGTAGCATTAAGATCACCCTGAAAATTACAGGAAGCAATTTCGACAGAATCTGCAATTATTTTAACTGTACCAGAACCGTAAACATATCCCCCAGATATTGGAGTAACCTCTATCTCAGGAATTTGGAAAGTTGTTGTTCCGGTTACTGTTATAGGATACTGTCCATATGGTGCTCCAGTAGAATCGTATATCCAAACATTGCTTCCTGATGTGTATCCGTGTGGTGTTAAAGTGGTCACAGTAGCTAAATCGTAACCGCTACCATTGTAATTACTAGCTATTGTTGATATAGAAATCTCATCCACACCAACATCAAAAATTGAAGTGGATTTTATTTCGGGTAGTTTGGTTAGAACTTCACATTGCTGACCCTCCTCAAAGTTATTAGAATACTCAGGGTAGCTCTGTATGAATTGTGAGATATCAATTATTTTATTGGTGTTCTCAACAGGGAATAGCCACTGTGAGAAATAACTATCCCATTTAAGAGGCATGTTGTCCCAGTTGTAAGTCTCAGATTCCCTAAATCTTGTTATTGTGTTTAATTCTATTCCTCTTTTTGCTACTTTTACTACGCCTCTTTTTATTCCAAGTGATATGGAATTTAAAGTGTCCCAAACCCTGCACTTAACATTGTAATTCCCATCATAAGGTAAAAAATGAACAAGTGTATCTAATCCAGGAAGATCCCCAGTTATTTGGAAGAAATATGGTTTGTCATCATCATCCTTGTATATGGTCCATTCAATTTCATAAAAGTCCAAATAAGGTATTCTATCCCAAGAATAAAACCCGTTAGAATGAACAAAGTTTTCATAGTAGTCAAAAACATAAGAACTAAATCCTAAATTAGTAGGAGTTACTTTCCAGTTTGAATATTCCCCGGATCCTCTAGTGTACATAAACTCCACGTACAAGTCCCCGGTAACTGTGTTGTAGTCTCCTGAGCTACAATACCCAAGAACTAAGTTACCAGGATTGTCTGCAGATTCTATTCTTACTAAAATAATCTGTGGAGAGGTTGTACTAAACCAATTGTTGCCCGTTCCTATGTTAATAGTTAGATTGCTAGGGAAAGTCGTAGGTAAAGTAAAAGTGTCAGTGCTTGTTGCAGTCTGTAAATTTCCTCCAGGATTAGAAGAAGCTGTACTTGTGTAACTAGCTATTTGTAAATTTGTAGTTGTTATAGTTGTGTCGAATGAGGTCCAGCTTCCGCTTATTTCCTCCCAAGAAAGATTAAAAGTGTTATTTTTTATTATAATCGGACACCCAGCAGGAAAAACGTAATCGCTGCCATCAGAGAAAAGTTTGTATCCTGGTGGATCATAATCTCCGTCACCAAGAAACTTAGGCATTACTCCCGCTTTTTGATCATCATAAAAACTCACTATTGCAGATTCTAAATCAGGAATAGCACTTTTTGGATACTTCTGGAAAAAAGAATATGGATCCACGGTGTTACCATAATAACTTATACCCGGCTCAGCTCCATTTACCGCTGGATATAAAATTCCAGATTGATTTGGCTTTATGTAAAATGGTCTTAAATCCTCTACGTATCCCTCATTAGGAAAGACACTAAAGTCTACCTCGATACCACCTTTTATCTCGCTTATATCTACTGAGTCTGTCCACCCTCTAGTTTTGTAGATATTAAAATATATTCCTTCCCCAGTAATGTCTATTATTCTAGCATTTAATGGAAGATAATCATTTTTAAGTCTTTCTTTTAAGCCAAAAAGTTTTATGAGAACCTCTTCCGGGCTAAACAAAAAGCTGTCTTCCACAATGGGATAGCCGTATTGATCCTCGTCCTGATCCTCAACTACTTTATTTATGTCGTAGAAAAGGCCAAAAAGAGATGTCTTCTTGTAAGACTTAGACGGGAATATTTTATCAAGTTGTTTTTTTAATCCAAAAGTGCCATCTTTATTTTTTCCGTAAACCTCTACTTGTTTAAACTTACCCTCGTTTTCATCTTTTATTAAACTGCTTATTAACTCAAGCTTACTTTGCCCTTCTATATTTGGCTGAGATAACTGATTTAATATTGTTTGGTTTTGTTGTAGAGGTGTTAATGTGTCAGCGTCATCTTTTTTAATATTTAACCAGTACTCCTTTACTCTAAGGTCATAGTATCCAAAGAATTTTATGGCATTGAATAGGGATTTATAAGATCCTAAATAGGGAAATATAGTCTCCCCAGTAAGTAGTAGCTCTTTTCTTTTCTTGTTTATTATTTCATAATCAGGAAATTCCTCTTTTATGTCGCTATCCCTTACTATTAAAGCATCCTCTGGATTAAAAGATCTACCAAAGTTACCTAATATTACTGCTAATCTACTGTCCTCTCCTTCGACTTCTCCGTGGAAGTTTATTGACATTATAGTCACAGGATTATTAGGATCTGTATAATCTTCTAGGATTAATGTTCTGTCGTATATTCCTTCGGTATTAGAATTTAATGCAATGTTTATTTGCATCGAAGCAGGATTAATATCACTGCTTATAATTATTCCCTCCGGAGATGATATAGTATCACCAACTACAACCTCTGGATAAAATTCTACATTCGTAGCTTTAACTAAAATAGGAGCATCCAATTCACCATCAACACCCAGCTCATAAGTGTATATAGTGGAAGAAACATCAGTTCTCCCATCGTAATTAGATTCCCATCTAGTTCTCCACACAGGAGATCCTGGACTAACTCCATAAGAATGTGGAAATCCGTATTTTATATCAGAGGAAAGATCTAGAAATTTCTCTATTACAAATATGTGTTCTATCTCAAAAAGCCTTTCTGAAACTTTTTCGAAAAGAACAGATCCTTCCCAATAATCTCCATTCCATTTGAAGTTGTATTGGTCGCCTTTTTTATTAAAGAATAAAAGATTTTGAAAAGCCATCCTATCTCACGTATTTGTTATTTTTAGAAACAGTATAATTAAAATAGTTCTTTATATACTTAGTAGTTTCAAATAGTGAATAAATCACATTTTCTATACTTGCTAATATGTCCATCCTATTAGCATCTCCACCCAATACGGGATTAGATAGAGTTTTTTCGAATATCTTACCCTCATAATCAAAACCCACGTTTGATCTTACATCATTTTGAGATTCTATAAATTCATACCAGCTTTTCTTTTCCATATTAGTTTCCTGTTTTTAGCGAGCTTTTCATTATATTATTAACTCTAGAATTATATGTGTAAGGAACTATAGCTCTAACATCTATATTAATAGATGAAAGGGTAGTCATTCCTGCTCCAAGATCATAGAATATCCCGTTCCTATCTTCCCATCCTCCTGAGATAATAACAACCTCATCCTTACCCATTACTATATCACCAAACTCATCGAATCCGATTTCGGGTGAATTTGGATTTTGTGCTTTTGCAGCTTCATTTTCTTCACCAACAAAATATAGTGCTACTGAATCAACTCCCTCTATTTCCTCAACTGCTGCGATCAAATCCGATCTTGGTATTTTATCTCTCCTTCTAATATTTAAGAAGTAGTTACTCATAGTGTTTACTATCTGTGATTTTATAGTATCAGGATCGTTTCCTTCAAAAATACTAATGGAAATATTAACTACATATTTTTTTATTACCGGATCTAATATTTTAACCTCCGTCGTAACTATCTTTTGCCCGCTCTCATCTAGAAGTTGATTTATTCTATCTCTTTGGGGCTGTGTTAGTTTAAATCTAGAAACAGGGATATCAAAATATGTCTCATTGCTCTTCAGGGTTAATTGGATATTTGGTACAAGTATTAAATATATGACGTTGTCATCATCAATGTATTGATCATCGAAGGTAGTAAAAGCTTCTATTATAGAAAACTGTCCAAACTTTTCAAAGAAAGTTATGTAATTTGTTGGATTTGCAAGAACAAAACTTCTAGATGTTTTAGGTGCTATAAGTCTTGTTAAATCTACTGGCTCTTGGTTTGCTCCCATCTGCGGAGCAATTGTACAAGATATTTGTAGAACGTCTGCTAAAGTTACTCCGTTCCCAAATAAATCCGTTCCATCTGAATCGAATCTAAATATAGCTTGTGATGAATCATCTACTAGAATATTACCAGAAGAACCAGAAGATTCAAGATAAGTTACCTCTATAATAGATCCAGGAGCAGGAGGTAAACCAAAATCACTAGTTCCAAAGAAAAGATCGATACCCGATATAAGTGAACTCTTTACCATATATCCTAGTCCGTTTCTAGGGATATCATATAAAGAATCGTATGCTTTCCACTCTACTCCATTAACTTTAACATAGATCTCAAAATTTTCTATACTTGAAGTACCACGAGATGAAATATTAAAGCTCTGTAACTTTCCTCCATTTCCCGTGTATTGGTTGACATTAAGGGTTCCTTCGACTACCGAGCAAATAAGTTTAGAAGTTCCGTCAAGGTTTAATCTCGTGTACTCTTGTGGAAATTTAAGAAGGTATGTTTTACCATTATTTACACATTTGATCTCAGAATTCTTAGGTATAAGAACTGCACTACCTCCAATATCTTCAAATCCTTTACCGTTCCATTTAATAACAACCTCACCTTTAGCAGATATAGCTCTAGTGGGATTGTGTCCAGCTAAAGCTGCTAACCCATATATGGATGATTCCCTTGTTGCAGTGTTTATGTTTAATTCTGTTATTGAATCTTCTATAAAGAACAATATAAACTGTGAAAGGTTATCTAGAACAAATATTATCTGTCCCCAAACAGAGGCAACAGTAAAAAGCTGATTAGACATTCCATATCTTGCCTGTATTAGCTCAAAAGTCTGTGCTAATAAATCAGATATCTTTGCTCTATTTTTCGATAATAAATCCATATTATAATATTTTAATTCCCAATATAGGGTTACCTTTTATTGCAAAATCTATAACACAAGCATCTCTTGTTTCTCCTTTAAAAAATCCAATCTTAAAATCAACACTAAAAAGAGAATAAGCAAGAGGCACATATGTTATTAAGTGCAATTCTATGGCTCTATTTAATGTTTTTTCATCCACCTCAAGATCAAAAATAAGACCCTCCAGATCTATACCAAAATAAGGATCTCCTAGAACCTCTCCTGGTCTAGAAAGCATACAGTTTTTTATCATACCTATAAGGATCTCAACCTCATCATCGGTATGTAAAAGTCCCTCTTTGTAATTAGGATCATCTGGATTCCTTGGATAAATTTCAGAAAATCTTGCCATCTTGATCTATATATTCCAAGGATTAATAACATGATAAATTAATTCCACTGCAAGAAGTATGAAGGTGTGTTCTCGTCTTTTATCATTTGAATAATCTCAGCCTTTTCAGTGGTTCCTGCTGTTTGGATGTTGCTATAATTAACTCTAACACCACCTGGGAGATTATATTCGAATGTACCTAGTAATCTACCAATATTTATTTTGGCTTCAGCTAGACAGAACCTAACAAACAATTCATCATCGTATAGATTTTCTTCTGGTATATCAATAAAAGCTCTTACTCCTACATCAACACCACTAAAAAGAGTACTAGAAGATCCGCCAGCGGTTTGATATGTTCTATTTGGATCTCTACCTAAGATGGTTAGCCTCTTTGTGTTTTTGTTGTAGTTAAAAGCATATGTTTCTAATAGATAAGCTTTAGCAAGATCGAAAAATGAATATAGAACAGTTCTATAAACTAGATTATCCCCTGCAAAAGGAGAAAGCATAAGTTCTGATCCTAATAATTTAGAATCACCAAAATCCTTATCTGGTGTACCAATTAAGCCAGATCCGTTTACTTCTCTAACTTCATAAATAGATCTAACGCACGATGGCATTTGTATTTGCCTTGTGGCTTTAAATGAAGCGGTAGCAAAAAGCTCTTTCCCTAATACGAATATCCTATCCTCTACAGCATATTGATAATTATCATAAAAATAAGCCCTAGCTCTTTTTATAATCCTTTTAATTTCTTGCTCATTTAAGTTGTATGGTAATGCACAAGAGTGAGATATATCATCTCTTATTTCCTGTATTAAATCCGCTTCAGTCATTTTAATTAATTATTTGATTTGAAGTTAATCCCAGGAATACCAGAAGGCTTAGAATTATTATTTCCAAATCTCACTGGCTTAGAAAGTGCTTCTCCTTCGTTTCTATTAGGGAATTGCTGTTTCTTGGAACTTCCTTTTAATTTCTTATCATCATCTCCATCTTTAACTATTTCTGTTTCAGGCGAGATTGTAGCAAGTTTTCCAATGAAGCCAGATCTAATTATTCCACCAAAGACTTCGCAGTTTATTTCTTTGTCCTTATTGTCTATATAAGTGTCGTGAACTGTGTTTGTGAAGTAAAGATCTGATACCATTACCTTAGATCGATTTATCTCGTTATTCGTGATTAAATCACACTCCTCAATTGTACAATCATTAAGCTTGGAAGTAAAAATCCTACAGTTTAAAATATTTCCAGATATTTCACTTTCGAGTATATCATAATCCTTTAATAGATAAGCTCTTTGTGTTTTAACATCCTTGATTTGGAATTTTCCAAGATTACTATCGTAATTAATTATACCCTCCTTTATATTGTTATCCACAATTAAATCATATAGAACTTCCCTTACATTAAGGAAGAACGCCTTTAGTATTTGTGGATCTGACCTAAGGTCAATCATCACATTTAAATGCGGGTAGTTCTTTTGAAAGGTTTCAGCATCTATAAAGGTGGATGAATTCTTGTATATTTCGCTTAGGAAAAGTTTAAGGATTTTAATATCATTTTCAGTAAATCCTTGATTAAATCTCAAAACATCTACGGTGTATGTGATAATATAATCAATAACTTCCTTTAAGGCATTGTACCTTTTCTGATAATCCTTCCCACCTAGATACCTAACTTCAAAATATCCATCAGGAAGCTTCAGGAAATTAATCCCCATATTCTTCTCTAACGGAACATCAAAAAGATTCTTGTCAATAAATGAGATGTTACTAGGATCAACAAATTTATTGGATGGTACTATTCTTTTTATAGACTTAGCATATAGCGATCCCATTCTATCAGGGAATCTTTTATAGACAACATTTTCATCAAACCCAAGGATAAACTTGAGTATGTTCATTTGTGACATAGGAGGAACATCAGGGTAAATGGAAGTGTCTATATCCATACCAAATTGGAAAGCACATTTTTTATCTGTGTAACCATTCTCGTCTATCCACTTAAGGGTTTTTATTAGTATTACTATCGCTTCAAAATAAGGAAGCGGTCCAGTAATAAACTCTACCATTTTAGATCCACCAGAATAATCTGGCTCTAACTTAAATATATCCTTAGTTGGTTTAAAATTGGAGTGGTACTTTTTAAAGACAAGTACTTTCTTACCGAGTACTTTACCCAGATCATATGCTATTTCGTTTCTGTTTAAGTTGCTATAGAACTCAAATTCAAAACCCAATTTAGCAGAGTAGAAAAAATCATTACTGAGTAAATTAGCCAATTTTTATTTTTCTATTAATTGTATTTTGAGAGTAGAACTGTCTACACTCAAGATAGAAAAATCAACCGATTCTCCAACCTCATATTCTTTAATAGAGCCTACTAATCTTTCTTTTTCGATAAGTCCAGTTAATCCGTTTTCCATTTTAACAAAAACACCGAAGGTTTTAATTTTAGTAACCTCTCCTTTATATATTTTCAAATCGGTATTTTCCCCCAAAACTTCTGATGAAGTATTCTTCATCTCTTGGACATTTTTCATTTTTTCACTAGGCTGAGTAACTGATAAGGTTATTCTTTGAGGATTTTTTATGTCTAATACATAGAATTCCACAGCGTCACCAGCATTATAGACTGATAATGATTCTCTATTAGAATCATCCATTGGAATTATACCAGTGTAAATTTCGTTCCACTCAACAAAAACTCCGCCATTAGAAGCTCCTGTAACTGTTCCCTCATATTTAGTAGAAAAAGATAGATTCTGAACTTCTTTGTCTATTATTTTTCTCAAATACTTCTTAAATGAAACAACAAAGATGTCACGCTTCTGATCATAGACCTCAACCATAACATTTAGGTCTCTTCCTACATAATCAGCAAAGTTCATTATTCTGTTTGCAGCAGCTAAGCTTCCAGGTAAGAAACACTCTATACCGGATAGATCCACCATGAATCCTCCGTTACAAACATTCTTAACTCTAACTTTAAATGCACAATCTTCTTCTTTAATAGATCTGTGTAGTTCTCTCTTAAGAGCTTTTTCGTATCCAGCAGAAACAGAGCCATTAAAGGAACCTCCTGCATCTTTTGTAATTACAACATCCAAGATCTGCCCATAAGAAACCTCCATCGAAGGGTATCCGAGTTTTCTCATACTCTTCTCTTCCTTCTTGGTGTCTATTATAATGGTCTGTCCAAAAGAGGTCTCTCCTAAAGCGACCCCTTTCTCGTTATCAACAGATGTGATAACGATTTTTTCTGACGTGTTATTTTGTATATCCTTACCTGATATATTTTTAGACTCCTCTGGGAACGTCTGGTCATACATCGATTGTAGTTTTTCTCTTTCAGTAAGTTCGTATTCGAAACAACTAAAATTTTTGCTTTTCATATTATTTGGGTTTGTATAGTTTTCTAGTATAAAATTGGATTAAAATTTCCAAGAAATTAGTATTTTTTTACATTTTTAGTTTCTTTTAGTTCAGTTGGTAATTCTGGTATTGGATACACAGGATCTGCTGAGCCTAAGAAAAATTTAAAAAGTCCCGACACATCCGCTGCGCTCCTTAGGAATTCATCCAAGTAAACAACATAGTATGTATTCTTTAAACTCATTCTTCTCCAAACTGGATGGTCATCATTCATTGCTATTGGGTTTATAATGTTTAATATATTCCTACCTATTAGTACTGCAAGAGGCCAAGGGATCTTAGATAAAATTTCAGCGGAAGCAGTTACTTTAGTGAGCATAATAGAATCAGCCAGAGGTGTTTTAGGTAAGCTCTTAAAATATGCCCAGAACAAACTATAAACTATCCTAGCTGGTGGAGGAGCTCCTAAACCAATTAAAGCTTGCTCTATCATATCAGTGGGTCTTGCTTTAGGAATCACTGGGGTTTTAATCACATTTAAAAAAGGCGGTACGTCTTTAGACGAAGGATCTATGGCTCCAGTAACTAAATTCTTAGTCATTTTTTGTATATCTGAAGGATCCATATTTAAAAACTTCGGGGAATTTACATCATCAATCTCTGGAAATGTTTTTTCTAATATCCCAGCATCTAATGATTTTTCAAGTGAAGCCGATAAAAAATCTTTTATAACAGACCCAGGTATACTAACTTGAATGATGCCACCTAATCCAGGGATTTGTCCTAACTGATCTTGCTTGGGCGGAAAAACTGTGGGTAGCTCAAAAGCAGCAACAGCATTACCAAATCCTCCATTAAGTGAACTGAGGCAAGATAAAGGCCCCTTAGGAAAAGGAAAATTGGATATTAAAGGCTCTTCTTGATCTAATGGTCTTACTGGATCAAATGGACCTGCCTTACTTAATCCTATCTTTTTAGAAACTAATATTTTTAAATCCTTTACCCTTATAACTAATATTGGATTTTCTCCGTCATATCTAACATATCTAGAAAAATCCTCTCTTGAATATTCTATGTTAGCCATGCCTTCCATTATACGAAACTTCATAGCTTCTATAATGGGGTTCTTTTTTCTAGCAAAGTTGAGCGCTTTAGGTGCAGAGTTAGTTATTTTTATTTCAGGGAATTTAAAAGCTCCTTCAAATTCACTTTTTTCGACCAAAGAGAATGATCCATCCCTGACTTTTTTTATTACAGAAAAATTATTTCCCCAGAGAATCACTTTAGCTATCACAAGGGAAGCTCCTCTTATCTCTTTAACTAGGATATTAAATTCATTATCCGTCATCAATCTAGGGTCCTTATTGTTTCTTAAAAATATTTTACTCGAATTAGCTACCTGAAAATTTTCTATTGCATAAATAGGAGGACAAACTATTTTCATTAGTTTTAGAACCTCCCTCATTTCATCCTTAAAGTTTACAAAGCTAGGACAGTCCACTGGGACAAGGCTAGCTCTCATTTCTTTAAGGATTCTTAATGATTTCACAATCCCTGGTATATCAACCTTTAATTTGTCCTTATCTTTAGGAAAATGTATAGACTTTGGATCTGGTATACTTTTTTTAAGATAATCTTTTATAGTGGTTTTTAGTGCATCCTTTCTTTGATTAACCAAAGCTTTTAATTGCTCCTCTTCAGCAGATAAATCTGGGGGATTCTCATCTAATAAAGCACTCTTCTTTTTATAATCCTTTTCCTTTTCCCTTATTTTTCTTTTAAGCTCCCTTTCTTTTTCTTGTATGTCTCTTACCTGCTGCATGTTTCCAGGAGGGGGAACACTATCAAATATTTTAGTTAAGTTACTTTTTATATCAGTTAAAACCCTAGCTGAAGAATCTAAATCATCCAGGCCAAATCCGGGAAGAGGTATTAACTTATCAGGTACACCAAAAGATAGAATCTGCTTGATCTTTTCAAATGGATCTTTCGTATCCGGGTCAGATTTTCTTGGAATAAATCTAGGTCCTCTAATTCCGGTTAAAAATAAAGAACTACCAGTGATAAATTCTTTTAGATAAACTAATGGAGTAGGCATAAATCCTCCTATGAAAGGTATAAATATCACAAGCATTCCCAAATTAAAAGGAAGAGGTATAAGAATAGGGGGAATTATAGTCCATATCATTGGAAGGGGAACCCTTATATAAGGATTACCGTCTATCGGATTCGGAAAAGGTATAGGAATAAAAGCAGGCGGAAGATATCCTACGGGCCAATATTTTAAACCCAATCTAACAGCTGGTCCAGGGGTTAAAAAATATTTAGGATCTTCAATTGGAGGAAGACCATTAGGATATGGCAACATACCAACCTTGGTTAGATCCTTAGAAAATTGCTTCCACCAACATCTTTGAAACATCGTTGGGCAATCTGAGCTTGGTGGGGAAGATAGTAAAAAATTATCAGTTTTAAAATCAGACCCCGCTTCTCCACAACAAACAGGTGGGCAGTTCTCTTTATCCCCAGCATCGGGTGGTGACTGTGCTCCCGCACATTTAATGTCACTAAATCTTTTCTCTATGTTTTCTGGGCTAATTGATTCACTAATCTCAGCGATTTTTTGAGAGGCAAGCAACAAAGCTTCTTTTAAATTTTCATATTTTTTAGTTATGTCAGAGTAGTTCTCAAATATTCTAATTCCTATAACGTCTGAAGTCGGTAGGGTTTTTCCTAATCCTTCACCTGCTCTTCTAGCTTTTGTTTTTAAATCTTCAAGAGCGGGAGTTATATAAGCCTGCTTGTTTTGTAGGTATTTCTGGTTCCACTTAGTTTTGAAATTACTATAAAAATCAGTAAATACCGGCGTTGGTTCTCCGTCTTGTGTGAAACTAGAGGGTCTGCTTTTTGCAGGATCCCTAGAGTCATTATCTCCTCTTTCTTCTGCGCTAAAGAAAAGCCAAGTTGAGGAGGATTTCTCTATTAACTGTCCATATAATGTTCCTCTGTCCTCTACAATTTTCTCTACAATACTTTCTTTTGAGTCACTAGTTTTTATTATTTTCTCTATAAAATCATAGAATTTTGCAACATCAGGAAAACCAGTCTTAATGTTATTAATCTTTATAAATTGATAAGACCTTAAATACTCTGGTAAATATCCACTTAGCAATCCTCCGTTGCCAGCATACTCATTACCTATTTTTATTTTCTCCTCATCAGGTTCATTAGCTTCTTTTAATGGCTCTGTACTAGATCCGCTAAAGGTTATCTTAGAAGGTTTTTTTACTTTCTTGTATGGAAGAGGAGATCCGTAGTCAGTAACAAAAGAAAGTTTAAACTCTAACTCGCCCAAGGGTTTATTAAAATTTGTATTAAATCTAACGGAGAATTTCTTAAGTGCTTCTAAGAATTCATATCCATATGAATCATAAGCATAAGATTCAGTGCTCAGAAATAACTGGGCTGGGCTTTTAAAAACCCTATCGTTTATATCCAACGAGCCGTTGCCTTGCCCATAAAGATCTGAAGAAACTGTGCTGGAGGGTAAGAAAGATTTTTCAACATCGGCGATGGTAACTTGACTTCCTCTTTTCTGTGAAAGCGTTTGAATAGAAGCGTTTAGAAGAGATTGTGTATCATCTATTTTGGATTGTATTAGATCAATAAAGTTACTCTCGATCATAATGTTTCTTATGTCTTCTACATTCTCAATAAATTTAGAAACCCCACCGGAAACTGGCCACGATTGTGTGGATTCATCATATGTTATAGGCGATTTATTAGCATTTATCTGATTATTAAAAAGAACTTCCAGCTCAGGAGAACTAAGCTCCGTGTCATAAACGCTAAGAATAAATAAGTCCTCGGTAAATATATTATTGTTTTGTAAAAACAAAGATTTATCATTCTCGTATTTTGTTGTTTGATCTTTAAGCTCTTTTTTATATGCTTCTAACTGATCTCTATATGTCAAAATTTGAATTCCTATATCAAAATCTGATGGATCTCCTCCCTCGTTTACAGGAACGCGATTCCTCCAGTTTTCTGCTAGAGATTTCTGATACTCGTATATTGGCTCATAGTGATATAGTATCTCCTCTAGATTTCTTTCTATCATTTGCCATCTAGCTAGTACTTTAATATCTTCTTCTAGTTTTTTGCTCTTATCTAAGGCAGATGACAAACAAGCATCTATATCTTTAGGATCAACAGTAGGAGGTACAGGATCCGGTACCTCGTCTCTTTTAAATTCATAAACCGGCGGATCACAAAATTCATCCAACGACTCATCAAAGTTATTCTTAGTTAGAATAGGATCTCCTGTTATAGGATCTTCGGGTATTCCTGGTAAACACTCATCATCTGCTATTGGATCATCCCCATCAGGAAAAAAATTAGCATCAAATCCATCAATTCTTTCAGAGGATGTATTTTCGTCTATTCCATCAAAATCACAAGGCTTAGAATTCTCGTTCTGCTTTTTTAAGATACTATTTATTTTATCTAAAGCGGAGTTTAGATCTATTTCATCACCTCCTATTTTTACGTGAACTATTTGAGTTCCGTTCATTATAAACTCTAAAGGAATTTCAAATCCTAAAATGTTAAGAGCTCTTTTTTTTCTAGTTCCTGAGTTAGAAGGCTTACCTAATATCAAAGGGTCCATATTATCAAATATCTTCTCGTTTATTTTTTCAAGAAACTTCGAATCCTTTCTCTTTAGATATTTTGTTATTCCATCAGAGGGAATTTTTTTAGAAAATCCTAAATCACCTCCACTAACAGTAACCCCTAAATCATTTTCAGATATAGGAGAATTTTTTTTGTATTCATCAGAATTTAAAAGATCATTATATAAATTAGAATCTTCTCTTTTTATAGTCTCTATTATAATTCGACTGTAGAGATCATCTCCCTCATATTTACAGGCAAGATCCTCTATTTCATTCATAGGAATGGGAGGCTTTTGCGGACTTAAGCTTTTTATTACGTTATCTACCTCCTTCTGACTTTTATCTAGCTCCTTTTCAAATCCCTCCTTGGATTGTAAATCTTCATAGGGAATATTAAAGCTCTGCCCTCCTGATATAGTACTGAGTATCTCCTCAGTAGACATTTTGGAAAAGTCTTTCCCTAATAGACTGTCTATCCTAGATTCTATACTTTCCATATTACACTCCCGTTATTCCACTGGTTCCGGAAGTACCAGATGTTCCGGAAGTACCAGATGTTCCTGATGTACCTGTGTTAGGTATACCAACAGGAGAATCCGCATTAGCAGGAACAACAGGGAAATCTGGACTATTTTCTCTTGTTACTCTAACTGTCTGACTTGTTGCTAATTGTTCGAAGCTAGAAGCTAATGTTGAATTAACTCCTGGTGTAGCTGGCATTTTACTATCTACTGATATAGCCAATTTTTTAAGAAAGTCAAATAATGGCTCTGCACAAACAGCAGAAAAAAGAGGAGAATGTCCAAGATTAGTTGTTTTGCCATCCATCCAAACTTCCTCAGAACTGTGTTTGATCCTTGTTATTGCGGTGTTTTCTATTTCCTGATCTGCATACTTAGTTATCTTTCCGCCCTTCAGTTCTATAGAAGCAGTGTCATCCGCATGTGTAATAAGTATGGAGTTATCGTTTCTTATTATAATCTTAGATTCTTTTAAGTCTATAACTAATCCCTTTTCAACAGTATAGTACATCTTAAGCCTTTCTATTCCGTCGTATATTATAGAGTGCGCCCCTTCATAACTAGCTCTTATCTCATCGATTAGATCTGGAGCCAATTCCTGTGCTGCTTTATATTCTGGACTATAATAGTTTCCATTATTAAATTGCACATGAACAACAGAGCCAAGTTTAGGCACAGACATTCTACCAGATCCTCCACCAAGCCCGTAGCTTTGCTCAAATCTTTGATAAGCCCATGGGAGATCACCATCTTCTAGTTCATCGAAGACACCAAAAACTCTCACCTTAGCTCTACCTTTAAACTCCGGATCCTTATTGTCTATGACCACACCTAAATAGTGAGAGATCTCTATATTAGGCTTTTCTAATTTATTTCTATCTACTAATCCCATTTTAAATTATACCAAGATATTATAGATTGTTTTCATTCCTTGATGAAGGATATACTCTTCCTATAGTTTTAACATCCATTTGTTGCGGATTTCTAGTGTACTCGTTAGAATTTAACGATTCATAATTTCTAAAAGGAGTGCTCAGATCTGATCCCGGTACTCCCTTATAAACGTCATCGTTTATTCCTGGAGCGGGAGTTACTGAGTTTTGGTATAGGTCCTCATTTACAGATGGATACTTACTTTGAGTGTTACTATAAACCTCGCCTAGAAAATCGGATTGAGGTGCTTTCGTTGGGTCATAAACTTTATCGTTTACTGGAGGATATTGGTTTTTAGTTTCGTCGTACACATCTCCTATTAAATCTGTTTCTATATTTGTAGTATCCTGCTGATAAACCTTATCATTAATCTCCGGATATTTATTTTCAGAATCTGAATATACATCGCCTATATTATTCACAGGCACAGATATACTCTCTGTGTATTCTTTATCATTAACTAAAGAATACTCATTATCAATATCCGGATATACAGAGCCTATTTGGTCAGTTTCCTGTGATGGCGTATCTGTATAAGCATCTTCTGTATTTGGTGGATATTGTCTGTCAGGTAAACCAAGATCTGATCCGGGATTATTTGTATAAGCATCATCTTCTAGATTTGGATATACTCTGGAAGGCACACCAAGATCTGGACCAGGGACATTATTATAAGCGTCATCAGAGACAGTAGGATATTGTCTATCTGGTAAAGCTCCATCGGATCCTGGATTACTCGTGTAAACATCTTCTTTTATCACTTCTGGGTAAACTCTACCAGGTACTCCTGAATCAGCTCCCGGTACATTTTTATACTCGTCTCCTTTTGCAGGTTGATACTGTCTATCAGGTAATCCCAAATCAGACCCAGGATTATTTGAATATACGTCCTCGTTCAAATTATTTGTTGCCCCAGACGATCCATTATAAGCAGATCCAAGGTTTTGTTGGGATGCCCCAGGAACTCCTGTATAAGCATCCTCGTTAATAGAGGGATATTGTCTTTGTCCAGGTCCTCCTAGTCCTTGTCCTTGTGGTGTGTTATCCTTAAAAGGGTTAGGTATTCCCTCTTTTAAAGTGTTGATAAGAGACTGCGCACTTCTACCTGCTGCTCCTGGGTTAAGTCCACCCAATCCATATATGTTTCCTAGAAGAGCACCTTGAACTATCTGAACTCCTTGGTCTTTTAAATCCGCCACGCTGTTCGTTATAAAATCCGAAGCTAGCCCGGCAAAAAATTCCGCTGCGTTTCCATCCTGTGGGAGAACCGTGTTTCCAACTCCTCTAGTACCTTCATAATCATATTTAGTATAGTCTGCTGATTTTGATCCCCATATATCAGAAATCACCATTGACTTTATGTTATCTACTTTTCCTATTACATCGGCAAGTTCATTAAATTGTATTTTATAGTCTTTAATTTTACCAACATGTATCTTAAATTTGTTCGTTACTGCAGATCCTCCTTTATTGTCTATTGTTGCAAAAGAAGGATAAGAATCGTCAAAATCAAACTCACATTGATCTAATTGATAAATGAAAGCATATGGTCCCAATTCATAGGATCCTGCTTTGTCAGCATTAGCTTTCCCGATGGTTGTTTTTTGTAGTAGACCTTCAGTGTTATCTAATAATCCAGTTTGTGTATTAAAGCTGTCTAAGAAATTAGCAGATTGCGCAACAGAGGGAATTGAAAATGGATTTAAAACATCATTTATGCCATATGTTAATTGTATGTTTCTAATCTCTGATACAACTATCCACATTCTAAACTTTCGGAGATTCTCAGGAAGCATTGTTCTGTGATATGTGTAGTCATATATTGCTTTTCTATAAAGCTCAGAAAGAGCGAATATCCTCATATCTATAGATTCTAAACAATCAACAGTGAGAGTACCTGCTCTTTGAGGCTTACTAGCATTTTTGTGAAAATTTTTAATATCAACCTTTAGAAGCTGATCTAGCCCGCTAAGTGACTGAAAATAGTATGGGCAATTTTGATTTATAAATCTTAATCCAGTTCTAAAAGAGTTAAGCATTTCTTGTCTCTTTTTGGATCTTTGAGATAAAAAATTCTGAGCTCCCATGTAAGCAATTCCCTCTGTCATATCGTAAAATCCCCTACCGTATCTTGTAGCAACTCTAGCTTTAGATCCATAAAAGAACTCATCCGTGCTAAAAAAATTACCAGCTCCGGAGTTCTGTACAGAATTTACAAAATCTGAAGGATTAGCTCCGCTATTAGGATCTAGAGATAATAATCTGTTCCCTTCAGAAGCTTCTGCTTCGTCAGTTTTACTTATCGATCCGTCTATAGGTCTAAAAAGAGGGGAAGGAGCTAAGAAAGTTTCTGGGTCTATAACAGCTGTTGCTGCGAAGTCAAATATAAATCGGAAATGTAAATATGTGGGATCTTCTTTTTTACCGTATTTAGTAGAGGAAATCCCCCTTAGCCAGTTTTCCCTTTGTGAATCAACTTTTCTTTTTAAAGCGTCACCATTAGGTAAAACTTTATCTCCTAGTGATCCACCAAAATCGGATAAAAAATCTGCCATCTTTATTTATTATTTAGAGTAAATATCACTCTTTAGTTTTTGTGTATTTTCTTGCAATATACTAGAAGCATTATCGACAAGATCGTTAAAGTCTGCATCAAAAATCTTAGGATTTAATGAATTAGGTTCTGAAGCCAATCCAGGATTCATTGCCCATTGTTTCTTACCTAAGACCATTGTCTGGTATATACTCGTTTGGTCATATTCTATAGTAAAACCAAGCACAACATAATTACCAGATAAAAAAGCATTTATCATTCTTTTATCTCCTGGAGTCGATAACGAAGAAGCTTGGTCACCTCCTGCACTATATTTAGAAGAAGCGCTTACCGTTGAACTTCCCTCAGAAACAATTACTACAGGAAAAGTTTGTCCCCTGTAAAGAAAAGGAGTCCATGATCTATTTTTAACTTTTAATATTATCTTATAGCTATCATTTCTATTTAGTATATTCTGTATGGATGCTTGTTGAAAATTTTCATGTACGTTTTCGAAATATAGAGTTCCTACATAAGTTTTTTTAATCTCTTCTTTATACAAATCTTCCCCTAAACGCCCTTTATTTATATTATCTCTAGATCCCAAGTTCTTGTTAGTAACTGATTCTATATCATACTCGACAAACTTATTTTTAGGCTTATCTGAAACAAGCTTACTGTCATAAAATTGAACCTTTTGAAAATATCCCAAATCATTATTAATCGTACCCGCGTTTTGCTCAACTGCTAAATCCTTTATAAAAAGAGGTGATTTGCTATATTGAGTAGAGTTTGTTAGTAATAAAGGAAATTCAACTTCTGCTGTTTCTGTACCTCCCGCCATAGTATCTCCAAAAGAATCTGCACCGTAAGCCATTCTCATTGTCTCTATATTGGGATTTACTTCATCAAATTGTTTTTTAAGGTTTATAAAATTTATGTTATAATATTGATCTATCCAGCAGTCAAAATAATCCTCTTCGCCTAACCAAGATCCGTTTACAACATGTCTTATTAACGTCTGATAATCTATATTAGGAGCTATCCAATTCATTGTGTCATTGGTCTTTGTCTCGTTAGAGGCATATCCTAGATTAAGATCCTCCGCTATTTTAAGTAAAGCATCTGAACTATTACCTTTAAAAACCTTACACACGTCCTTATAAAGCTTAGGTATTCTGACCTCTCCCATTACAGTGTAAGATTGGTATTTACCTGATGACGGTGTATAATCATCATAAGGTCCGTTGGAAAACGGGGATATAACCTCGTTTATTATAAAATCCATCCTAACTGGCTTAAACATTTCACCAAATGGCCTTATATAGATAGAAACTATATCACCATCCTTAGGAAAAGCGGTTGATATAAATCTTTCATCTATTGTTTCAAATCTAAACATCACAGTGGGTTTAAAACCAGTTAGATCCAGTCTAAAATATTTTAACCCATCAATAATTTGAGAATTTATTCTAATTAATGGCTTATCAGTACCAAAATATTTTTTCTGCACGTTACCTGCCTTTTGGTCATTCAAATTCAAATCACCCTTTTGTGTAG